TTCCCAACGCTGGTGCGCCATCAAATGTGGTGAAGAATCGAAATTCCTTCCCAGCTACCGTAAACTCAAGAACCGACATCGATTTGACGTTCGATCTCGACAGTTATACGACAGATCCTATCAAAATCAGTCTTGCAGAAACCGTAGAACTCTCTTACTCGAAACGCGAGAGCGTAATTCGTCAGGACAGGGCAAAATTGCAAGACGTTATCTCTGAAGGAATCCTGGCAAAATGGTTTCCTTCAGCGACAAATTCGATTAAAACAACCGGATCTGCTGTACCGGCGCATACACCTTCCGCAACCGGAAAACGAAAAGCTTTCACAAAAGAAGATGTTCGCGCAGCTATGAAAGCGTTCAACAAACAAAATATTCCGCAAACGGATCGTTATCTGCTCATCGATGCAGATATGTACGATCAGCTGGTTGCAAGTTTGACAGCTCAAGAAGCAATGGCATTTTTTGCCGGTGTGGATGTGGCAAACGGGATCGTAGGAAAATTGTTCAGTTTCAACATCATGATGCGCTCGCGAGTGGGCGTTTATGCAACTGACGGAACTTTCAAAGAATGGAGTGCAGCCGGTGCAGCTACCGACAATGCCGCCGCCCTGGCATGGCATACCAATTCTGTATGCCGCGCTCTGGGTGAAGTCGTAGTTTACGAAGAACCTAACAGTCCTACTTATTACGGCGATATTTATTCGTTCGAGGTACGTGCAGGCGGACGAGCCATGCGCAACGATGTAGCGGGATTATTAGCGATTATTCAGGATACGGCATCTTAGTGAAAGTCTATAAATACAGAAATCTGATCCTAATAGCAGAAAACAAAACCAGGGCGTGGTTATGCTTTCGCAAAAGATTTAGCGAGGAAAATCTGTATATAGACGAAATAAAAGAAAAGAATATGAAGACAAGCGACAGGGGCATCAATTTCATCAAAAATTTCGAGAAACTAAGATTAGAAGCATATCCCGATCCGGTCGGAATTTGGACGATAGGTTACGGACACACCGGCGGAGTTAAACCGGGTGATAAAGTAACAGAAGAAGAAGCTGAAAAACTTCTCAGACATGATCTGCAAATTGCCGAGAACGAGATAAACCGTCTGGATTTATGGCTTACACAAAATCGGTTCGATGCTCTTGTCTCTTTTGTATTCAACGTAGGAACAGGGAACTTCCGCTCGAGTACATTGCGGAAAAAACTGCTCGAAAATCCGGATGATCCATCGATCTTTGACGAATTTAAAAGATGGAAATACGGGAAAGTGAACGGAAAATCTGTCGTATTACCGGGTCTGGTTAAACGGAGAGAAGCAGAAGCAAAACTTTATATTACAGGAGAATATGGCAATTGAATTATTCATGCAGTATGTGCTTCCCGTGTTAACCGGTGCTGTGAGCTGGATTGCAGTGCAATATGTGAGCAAAAACAAACGTAGAAGCGATACAATCAAAGATTTGAATACAGCTCTTGATAATCTTGTTGATAAATATACACAGACACTTAAAACACTAACGGAAGTACAGAAAAAAAATGTGGAATTGATCAACGGGCAAAATAAAATGCAGGTGGAACTGGAACAATTGCGAATCGAAAATGCGGAATTACGCAAGGAGGTTCAACAATTGAACGAAAAACTCGAAAACGTGAAACCGATACGTGTGTCAAAATGAAAAAAAATTATTTTTATATTATCCTCATAATAATGGTTTTTGCTTCCTGTAAAACGCAAAAACCGATTACCGATGGTAGAACAATCGAAAAACACGTTACGACGCTTGTACCTGTTTATCTTCCTTCGGATAGTGCTTTGCTGAAAGCATACCTGGAATGTGACAGTACCAATCGCGTAATTCTTAAAAGCTTCTCGGAAACGAAATCAGGCAGGATCGAAAGCGATTTATCGCTTGAAAACAATGTATTGAATTATAAAACAAGAACTATTCGCGATACAATTTATATCACATCCGATACAATATATACATATAAAGAGGTTCCGTTGAAGATTGAAACGGAAAAAATAGTTTATCGGATGACAAAAACACAACAATTTTTCTTTTATGCCGGGATTATCGCTTTTACTGCGTTGGCAGTATGGTTGATATTAAAAATAAATTTCAAAGAATTATTAAACAGAATTTTAAAACTATTTAAACAATAAAATTATGGCAGTAAAATACGGAATAGGATGTAAAGACATCAAAGCAGGAGCCGTCGGTTCAGACGGAACTATGGGCACTACACTGACAAGCGTTGGAAAACTTTATAAAGGGACTGTTTCTTTCATCGAGGAAGATGGGAATGTTATAAAACATACGGCTGAGAACAATCGATTTCCCTTTCTGGCTGTATATGAAGCAGGCGGACTTCCGTTGAAATTTTCGCTCGTGGATGTATCCCCTGAAAATTTGCAAAAATGGCTTGGAGGTACTGTGGAAACAAACACCTGGTCGGCTCCGGTGGAAAGCTTTTCGCAGGAACTTTCTGTTGAAATCGAAACGCTCTATGGCGTAAAAATTCAAATTCCGAGATGTTTTCTTTATGGAAAAATTACCTGGAATGCTTCACGCACAGAGATCGCAAAAATCGATGTGAGTGGTGAAGTAATGTTGCCGGAGGATGCAGCAACTCCTCCTATCAAAGAAATACCTATTGTTTAGTCGATGAACATGAATTCAGAAGAGGTTGAAATTAAAACCGTCGATACAATATTGGATAAAGGGGTAAGGGTTCCAATCCCGGCCCCTTTTTTCCTGAAAATATTCGGCGTTAGAACAATTAAGGTTATCGTTAGAAGGCCTGTAATCGGAAATATGCTCAGGATTTCGAAAATGTACCTAAAAATGGGCATTAAAGACGAAACGGAAAATGATTGGCGTAATTGGATCGATATATTTGCTAAAACGGTAGTTCCGGCTTCACGAATTGTTGCGATCGGTATGCTGCGCGGGAGAATTCGTGGTCTATTGTTTTGTAGACCTTTAGCTTTCTATCTAAGATGGAATATGGATACGCGCCAAATGGCTGAGCTTGCTGCGCTTATTGTCAGCCTCAGCGGAGTACAGGATTTTATGAATACTATCACATTCCTTCGGGGGATGAAGATGACTACTCCGATGAACGTGAGCCAATAGACGACGAGGGAGTTAACGGGTACGGGTACGTTGAAGGCCTGCATAGCCCTTTCGGACAAATATACCAGCTTGTCAATCAAACCGGGTGGAAACTTGATGAGATCTTGTGGAAGGTCAATTTTCCGACACTGATGATGATGAGCGCTGATGCTCCTCGGTATGTTAGCGGAAAAAAGATGGAGCATGTGAAAATTGAAAGCGAAGAACAACTTAGCGAATTAATCGGGAAAAAATACGGTAAATGATACGCGAACCTGTAGACATAGAATTTATTCTGAAAGGAGATATCGAACAAGAGATCGACAAGGTGAAAGTTTCTGTTCAAAGTCTCGGAAAAGAAGGTACGCAGAGCTATAGGAATTTGCTTGCTGCAAGCAATGAGGCATTCAACAGTTTGAGTAAAGACGCACAGATACAGGCAACCGTTTTACAACAGGTTATTCAGCAAATTAAGCAGACGGAACAAATGCAGTCAAATTTGCAACAACGTTATGAAGAGGGCAAAATAAGCGCGTCGCAATATGCAGAAGCAACAGCAAGGTTATCAGTAGAAAAGGCGAATTTACAATCACAGGCATCCGGATTATCGACATCGATTCAGCGCGAGATCGAACAAAATAAACTCATTGAGGGAAGTTATAATCAGATGATTGCTCGATTGAACGAGCTCAAAGAAGCATACAAAAATTTGAGTGAGGAAGAACGACAAAATGCTGAAATAGGCGGATCGATGCTCGAACAAATCAGAATATTAGATTCTGAAACTTCGAAATTGCAAAAAACTATCGAAGGGGCGACCGGAAGCAACGAAGGATTTTTGGATTCGTTGCACAACGCACCCGGAGTGCTTGGTTCGACCGTATCCGGAATTGAGGCTGTGATCAAAGCCTCGCTTCGCTTTATTGCAACACCGATTGGCGCCGTAATCACAGCGATTGTCGTGGCCCTGAAAGCTTTATTTACATGGTTTAAGCGTACAGAAGAAGGGCAGAATTCATTGGCGAAGGTAACCGGTTATTTTAAGGGAATACTGGACAGTTTTCTTGATGTTGTAGATAAGGTAGGAGAAGCTTTATTCAAGGCTTTTACAGATCCGAAACAAGCTTTGTTGGATCTTGTCAATTTCATGAAAGATCAAGTTATAAATCGATTTATGGCCATTGGCGAAATGGGAGCCGCAATCGGAAAAATATTTTCGAAGGATTGGAAGCAAGGTTTTGCGGATTTGGCTAATGCCGGATTGAAATTTTCTACCGGAATCGATGATTTCGGCGGTAAAGTGGCATCATTTGCAGCGGATACTAACAGAAAAGCTAAAGAGCGTGCAGAGTTGGAAGACAAATCGTTCAAATTACGCATCGCCGAACGCGATATGAATGAAAAAATAGCAGCAAACGAGGCGAAAATAGCTGAATACCGTGAAAAAGCCTATGATATTACCGTAAGCGAAAAAGAACGTCTCGATGCTATTCATAAGGCCTCAAAATTGATCGATGAAAATTATAACATGCAAATCGGTCACATGAAGCAGAAAAGAGATATAGCAAAACAAATTGACGAGTTAAGCGACAATACAATAGAGGATAATGAAAGGATATCGCAAATGAATGTCGATATTCTGAATCTCGAGGCACAACGCTCTCAGGAAAAGCGGGCGCTATTGCGGCAGCAGAACATGTTGACCAATGCTGTCAATAACGAAAAGAGCGATCAAGAGAAAATAACGGAAGAACTAAAAAACAAAAAAGAGGCTTACCAACTCTATTACAAAACCGTTGCTGCTACAAACAAAGCGACAGCGCAAAGTATGTTTGCCGACTTGATGAAAAGCGGTGAGAGTTACCTTGAATATCTGAATAGACAGATATCCGATTTGCAGAGCAAAACACAATTAAACAAAGATGATACGACACGTTTGACATTATATATATACGAGCGTTCAGAACTTTTAGGTGGAACAAATGCAGTTGACGCACTGAAAAGAGAAATAGAGGAAAAAAAGAAATTGTACGGAGATGATATACTATCGTTTAAACAATATCTTAAAGAAAAAAGGCAGGCAATTCAGGACGATTTAAGCGAGGAAGGTTATAGGCAGCAAGTGATCATCGATGTCGAATTAAATACTTCGGATGAAGCGTATAATCGGAAACTGAACGAATTGCTAAAGCAATATGGAGGTTATACGGTGAAGATGCTTAGTTTGACAAAAGATTATCAGAATGCAAAAAAAATACTCGAAGCTTCAGGAACTGAAGAAGCCAAAGAAGCGCTCGTAAATCTTACTGCAGAATATAACAATGCTGTACAACAATTAAAAAACAGCAGTGACAAATTTTTAAAGACCATTTTCGGCGACATCGAACGCATGGGATATTCGGCGCTCGAGAAATTGCGCGAGCAGACAAAATCGGTAATCGAATCGGCTCGTGAAGTTTCAGAAAATGGACAAACATTCATGATCGTTGATATAAACGAAATAGACGAACAGGGAAATGTTGTAAAACGACAGGTTCGGCTTACAATAGAAGAGTTTGCCAAACTTCAGGAAAAATACATAGAGTTATATAATATAATCGAGACAAAAAATCCATTTAAAGCTGTTTCTGAAGGTTTTAAAGATGTTTTAAATTCTATTAAATCAGGTGACAACGATAAAATTTTAACATCACTCGAACAATTCGGCTCTGCAGCTGAAATGAGCACAGCCATTATTGAAGAGTGGGGAAATAGTCTCGGACAGATATTCGGTCAGGATGTATCTGATTCGATTGATGTAATCAGCGGACTTACCGAAGGAGTGGTTAATCTCGGTATGGGTATCGGGAAAATCGCATCCGGAGATGTTGTAGGTGGTATTTCAAATACATTAAAGGGTATTGCGGGAATCTATACGACACTTACGTCGGGCGCAAAAAAATATCACGAAGCGCAGAAGGCATGGACAAGCGAATTGATCCGTTTTCAAATCGAATATAACAGAGCATTGAACGATCAGATACGCACACAGATGCAATCGAACGTTTTCATTAAGGACTACGTGAAAGATATCCAAAGCGCATTTACTGCGATCGGAGATGCTCAAAAAAACTTGGATAAACTTCTGAGTGGAAAATCGCTTGATAAATTCCTCTATGATCTCGATGTGAAAATCGGCGTTGCAAAAAAGAAATTTTTTGGTATCACGATTGGCACTAAAAATGTTTACGGTGATTTGGGAAAATATTTTTCCGAACTTACAGGAAGCGATTTTTCGAATTTGATTGACAGTTCGGGAAAGCTCAATACAGAATTGGCTAAAACAATTCTTTCACTCGAAGGGATAACTGACGAAACGAAAAATGCTCTCGAAGAACTGATTTCTTATCAGGAACAAATCGATGCTGCAACAGGTCAAATCAATTCGGCAATAAGCTCAATAGCCGGATCGATAGGGTCGGATTTGTATAATTCACTGCGTGATGCTTGGAAAGGTGGCACCGATTCGTTTTCGGCTTTTAAGGAATCTGTTAGCAAAGGAATAGAGGATATCGTTTCGCAAATCGTTTTCAATGAAATATTTGCCGAGCAATTTAGCCAATTGCAGGATAACCTGAAAAAGTCGTTTTCGGTTGGTGGAGATCAAACTGTGTTGGATGATTTTTCGGAATTTATGGGAGCTGCACCTGTACTTGTAGGTCAATGGGAACAAGCCATGAACGATTTCAATGCGGCAGCAGAAGCTGCCGGATTCGATTTAAAAAAAGGAACATCGGCGATATCGCAAACGGCAGAAAAAAGTGGAATAGCAACTATTACAGAGGAAACGGGAACAAAAATTGAGGGGCATTTCGTAGCGGTAAGAATCAATACCGGGAAATTGTCCGAATCGGCGGAATCGATATTGGCAACAACCGCGAAAAATCAACTTCATTTAGCTGCCATAGAGCGTAACACTAACGAATTATCGCGTCTGGAACGGATAGAAAATTCTATCAAATTAATGGAAACTAACGGAATAAAATTAAAAGCATAATATTATGACAGGAGAATTGTATATAAACGGAATAGATGTTTATCGGGAATTTGGAATTACACCTTTGAAAGGAACATTCAACGAAGTTATGAAACCTGTTACGGTAAAATCTCCGCTGGCCGTTGAACTTGAAAATGAACACGGGGAAATTACATTATTTCCAAACAGTATGGCACTGCTTGAAGCACGAGATTTTACCATTCCGCTCGCCATTGTTGCGTATAACAGTAACGATTTTTTTGACAAGAAAACCCGTTTTGAAGCAATGCTGCAATCGGGGACGTTTCTAATGTTCTTTCCGAAAATCAATCTCGCAATGACTTGCTATCTGAAAGAGGTTACGCAATATACACAGCTCGAGCCTGTTCAGGTAAATGCGGGCAGGAGAGTATCTGCTATTATCAACTTGTCGCTTCGTGAACCTAACCCATCCTTGAGAGGACTAACAAAAGAAGCGAATGCATACGGAGTAATTATCGACGAAAATCAGGCGAATCCGGATTTGCAACGCATAGGCAATGAAGATATGGCTAAAAATGCTGTGGTAAACGAATTGGCCATTCAAGGCACGCTCGATCAACATGGATATTTAAAACGATTCAACAGAACAAACGGATTATTGTATGCCGATGGTACGCCGAGCATAACCGACGGATCTGCGGGTAACGTTGTTACCCATATGCCGCCTTTTTATTATCTGGTTGAAGACGTTTCTGCAACAGTTCACAAATTATGGATTTCGCCTTATCCGATTCCAGGGTTTGATATGCATCCTGGTTTTACGATCGGGTGCTTTAAGGCGGCTGTAAACAACGCTTCGGTGTTCGGAAAACCAGCCAATTCTTTATGGAGTGTGATTAATTCGGACATAAAATTTCGAGGGGGAAATAATGATCCGACGAACGATGCTCTTGAAAAAGGCTTTCTCGGTAAAGCAAGAACAATGTTGTCGAGAACGAATTTCAGGACGTATGCACAAAATCAGGGACCGGATTACGGCTTAATCGATTACAATACGCATGTAGCCCTGTTTATGCTTTTCATTACAAAATACGCAACGCTTAACAGCCAGAAAGCTGTGAAAGATAAGATAAACGGCTATTATTCCGGTGGACTCGGAAGTGGATTGACAAGTGTAAATGGTACAGATTGGAGTAATTATAATGGATATTATCCGCTTGTTAAATGTGGGTTGGCGCTACAAATGGGAATGGTTGACGGAGAGATAGAACATGTTATTCATGATTTTAATGCGGGTGGAGATTTGATCGTTAAAATAAACAATTTCATGGGGATTGAAAATCCATTCGGTGATCTGTGGGAATGGACACAGGGGATCAATATTTGGAAACAAACGGTAGAAGAAGGGGACAAATTTCTTGCTTATATATATGATAACAATATTTATGAAGATTCAATAACGGATAAATATTCTCGAATATTCGAATTCGGGAAAACAGGTGATGGCTGGCTTCGTAGAATTGTTCTCGGGCGATATTTCGATATGCTGGGAATTGAGATAGAAAACGGTGCAAGCTCATCCACTTATTTTTGCGATCGTTTTTATAATGATTTGACTCCGGCTCGTCGTGGGCTTCTGCGTGGTGGTGATGCGAATGATGGTGCGAATGCGGGTCTCGCCTACGCGCATACGTATGGCGCGGCTTCGGGTGCGTCTGCGCACGTCGGCTCTCGGCTTGGCTATTATGGGCGCGTGCGCCCCGGGCTGTAAAAAAATTTGGCTGTATATATCGTCGTGGGCTTCTGCGTAGTGGTAATGCGAATAATGGTGCGAATGCGGGTCTCGCCTACGCGAATACGAATAACGCGGCTTCGAATGCGAATGCGAACATCGGCTCTCAGCTTAGCTTAATAAAATAAACGATATATAGGCCGTGGCACTTGCCAAAAAACAAAAAAATTCAAACATGTTTGGTACCGAAAGGGAAAGGCATATTTTGATAAGCCAACAAAAATAATGAAAAGAATAGGAAATATATATGATCGGATTTGCGACTTGGACAATATACGCTTGGCTGACGATATTGCCCGTAAAGGCAAAAAGTGTCGTTACGGGATAAAAATACACGACAGGCATCGCGAAGAAAATCTGTTGTCATTACAGCATAATTTCGTGAATTGCTCATATAAAACGTCAGAATATCACATTTTTAAAATGGTAACTGATCGGGGAAAATTGCGAGAAATTTATCGTCTACCCTATTTCCCCGATCGGATCGCCCATCACGCAATCATGAACATCCTCGAGCCGTATTTTGTGAGATCATTTATTCGAGATACGTATGCATGCATAAAGGGAAGAGGAATACACGATGGTGCAAACCGATTAAAAACGGCTTTGAAAAATGTTTCCGGTACACAATACTGCTTGAAACTCGATATTCACAAATTTTTCCCGAGTATAGATAACACTATTTTAAAACAATTATTGAGGCGGAAGTTCAAAGACGAACGATTGCTTATTCTTCTCGATGAAATCGTCGATAGCGCACCAGGAGTTCCGATCGGAAACTATTTGAGCCAATACTTTGCGAATTTTTACCTTAATTATTTCGATCACTGGCTGAAAGAAGAAAAACGTGTAAAATATTATTTCCGGTATTGTGACGATATGGTTATTCTGTCGGATAATAAAGATTATCTGCATCGATTGCGCATCGAAATATCCGATTATCTGCAAACATATCTGCATTTACGGCTAAAAGATAATTGGCAGGTTTTCCCGGTTGATGCCCGAGGAATTGATTTTCTAGGATATGTATTTTATCATGATCATATAAGATTGCGTAAATCCATCAAACGAGCTTTTGCAAAGAAAATAGGACACGCAAAAGGCCGGCGACGTATTGAAGTTTTAGGTGCGTATAAGGGATGGTGCATGCATGGGAATTGTATCAATTTATATAAAAAATTAACAGGTATGAATTTATTCAGTGATTTAGGAATCGAAATTGACTCGGCGCCGTTTGTTGGCGATAAAATAAAAATAAACCGAGTATTGAATAAGGAAATCGAAGTGATCGATTTTGAATTGAATGAAAGTAAATTTCAATCCGGAAAGAGCAGAAAATGTCTAAAACTACAAATCCGATTCGAAGGCGAATTAAGGGTTATTTTTACCGGATCATCTTTACTTGTCAATGCAATACAAAAAGTGAAAAAAGAAATGTTGCCTTTCAAAACGACAATTGTAGAAACAAACGGATTTTATCAATTTACTTAAAAACACACAATATGGAAACAAGAATAGAAATGCGGGATGAATATCCGATGTCTATTGAAAATATTGGACTCGGAAAGTGGCACGTTCGCTGGAACGTCCGTGAAATCGAAGAAGAAACGGAAGGCGAAATCAAAACGCATTATGAATATAATGAAGTCACTCTTGATCATGAGCCTACTGCAAAAGAGGTTCAGCAAATAACCGGGAAATGAAAATATACAGGGGAGATACGGCAATAGCGGATGTATTGATAACGGATCAGTCTTATCGCAGTTTTTCGATCATGGGCGACGATTATGTCGTACTCGATTTTTATCTCAAAACCGAAATAGATTTCGAAAAAAACGACTATTGCAACGCCTTTGGCGAACGTTTCTCTCTTATCGAAAAACCGGTGCCGGAAATGATCAAAGGTATTTTACATTACAATATCAAACTGTATAATACCTATAAGGAACTTGAAAAGGTAAAGGTTTTTCTGTACGATACCGCCAGAGATTTATCGAAATCCGAATTCCCGTTCACTTGCACGCCATCGGATATAGTCCAACTTATTGTCGATAATATGAATTCCGTACAAGGCGGAATTTGGTCGGTAGGAAATGTAATAGTCGGCGAGGCAAAGACGATTACAATATCGAATCAGAGTTGTTTAGACCTGTTAGCATCTGCCGCTTCAGAATGGGATACCGAATGGTATGTCGAAGGTCATACCATAAATTTGGCGAAACGAACCTATCAGGATAATCCGATAAAAACACTATCCATCGGAACCGGTTTATTGTCGGTACAGCAAGAAGCGCTTGGAAATACTTCGATTACACGATTATATGCACTTGGAGGAACAAAAAATTTGCCTTCAACTTATGGATCGACACGTTTAAAAATGGATGTACCGTATCTTGAAGTATCCGGAGCGGACATATTCGAAGATATTGTTGTTTTCGACGATATCTATCCGCATCGGCTCGGTACGATTTCATCTGTTCGGCAGACTTCGCAAGGCATATTTTATTTCACGGATTCTGCGCTCGATTTCAACCCGAACGATTGCCAGATCGAGGGGCTGGCTAAACACATAATATTTCAGTCCGGTGCGCTTGTCGGATACGATTTCGAGGTAAATTATAACGCCGCTACAGGTGAATTCGAGATTATTCAATATACTGAACCGTCCGGAGAAGTATTACCATCGGCAACACTTGCACCTTCAGCAGGTGATAAATATATCATCTATAATATTGCGATGCCGCAAAGTTATGTAACCGCAGCAGAAAACGAATTAAAAGAAAAGGCGCAGGCGTATTTCGATAAGATAAAGAACGATAAACTTTCATTTAATGTTGCGCTCGATGAAGTATATTTCACACGCAATGGACTGACGTTGCAACCAGGCGAAGAAATTATTTTGAAGCATGAATATATCGAAGCGTTGAAAAACGGTTTAAATATCCGTATAACAGGGTTTAATCGGTATTTAAATCAACCTCATCGATATGATAGCGTGAAAGTATCCGACACTGTCTATTCAAATCCTATTTCAAGGATTGATCGAAAGATCGAGGAAGTGGAAAATGTAATCGAGCGCACCGGCATATCGAATCCGAACTATCCGCGTCGCAACTGGCGCGATCTGTCAGAAACGATGAACTTATTGCAAAAGGCATTTTTGAATTTCAGCAAAGGAATAACTCCGATCACCGTACAAACTATGCAGCTGATCGTCGGCGACGAAAGTTTACAATTCAGGTTCGTGAACAATAAAACGAATCCGACTGCTGTTGATCACTCTTTTATATTCGATAAGCAAACGGGAAAATTTACTACTCCGGCTGGTATTATTCAGCATATGACGCTTGGAATAACAGATATAAAAAGTTTTCATGCTGCCGATGAATATAAGTATTGGGATATTGCTGCTTATACTTCACCTATTCTCGAACATGAAAAAGCATATTATTTATACTTGAAATGCGATAAAAACGGAACAACAGGAATATTCCTGCTCTCGGAAACGGCAATCGGAATGGAGCAAGTATCTGGGTATTATCATTTTCTTGTCGGAATATTAAACAGCCAACAGGACAACGATCGATCATTTGCCCCGCTTTACGGATTTACGGAAATTCTACCTGGACGTATCACGACAGACAAAATCGTTTCTACGGACGGAAAAACCTATTTCGATCTTGATAATTCTGTCATTGGCGGCCGGATAAAATTTCTTTCTACATCAGAAATTGAAGAGGACTTGGGGCTGTGGGCGGAAAGTACGGAACAAAGTATCGATGCGGCTAAACAGGAAGCAACAGAAGCAGCACAACTGTACGCAGATTCAAAAGCAGCTCTCGCCGAAACACAAGCCAAGGCCTACGCGGACGGCATTGTTGACGCCGAAGAGCAACGGGCAATAGCCGACGCGCAGGCAAAGTTGGATGCTGCTAAGGCTTATGCTGATGCACAGGACGAATTGGTTAAAACGATTGCCAACGCCTACGCCGACGGGGTTGCAGATGAAGCAGAGCAATCCGCAATAGCAGTTGCCGAAGCAAAAGCTAATTTAGCCGAGACACAAGCTAAGGCGTATGCGGACGGCATTGTTGACGCCGAAGAGCAACGGGCAATAGCCGACGCGCAGGCAAAGCTACAGGAAGCGAAAAATTACGCAGATGCGAAGGCTGCTGAAACGAATTATCTCAAGCAGGCGCTTAAGCAGGATACAGATATCTCCGGGGGGTTGCTTTTGTCCTCAATTCTCGCAACACGGGATGCTAGCGGAGTTGTGAGGAGCTACCAGAGTGGCGACCCGGATGCAAATCCGGCCGCTTTCGCAGCCGGAGTGGAAAATTTCGGAACAACATCAGAAAAAAAGAAGGTTGAAATTTGTCACGACGGAACAGGACGAATAGGCATATTCGTGATAGACGATCTCGGTAATATTAAAATTTACGACCCTCTTGATCCGACTATTCTACGTCTGATGTTTTCAAAAAACAACCTCCCGGTGTTACAGTCAATGCTTGACGACAATATCTACGGTGGAAGTGTTACAAATACAGGCGCATTAGGCACCGAATCTATTACAATTCTTCCAAACAAAATTACTGTGACGCAGTCGGGAGCAGATGTACACTTTACAGGAAATCTCATGATATCCGGCTTTCTTGAGAAAGCCGGATATCATGCGCCAGGCTATTCATCAGGGAAAATACAGGTTACAGTAATGATAGTAAATGAGGCGACCTTGGAAGCAATATACAGCATAACTGACGGTAGAGTACTTGATTTCATGTACGAAAGCAGTTATTACAACACAACGGGAATAGACCAAACGATATACAATGTAGACGCAGGTACGTACCGCGTTGAGATTCACCGCATAAATATAAATGCTGATGATTTTTATGCTGGGCTGTCCGGGACGTCAACGCTATCATGGTCTTTTATTAAAGACATTAGGCGATTCGAATTTGCTCGCAACGGGTTTATGGCATTCTATCAGAATAATCACATGTATTTCTCCGAAGCCGGAGGTCTCGACGTGCGGGGTGCAATGAATATTCCGGGTATATTGCTTTCCGGTCGTGTCAACATGAACGGCGGCTTTAATAGCATCTGGGGAGCGAAAGTACATGCATCGTCTACGGCAACAAGAAACAGTGCAGGTAGTTATACCGTCTATCACAGCGTCGGGCATTCGGATTACAGTGTACAGATAACTCCAGAAACGGATCAGCGCGTGTTTTACGTCTCGTCGCTTGGTACGTCGAGTTTTACCGTGTATTTTAAAAACCTGAGCGGAACTTTGGCAGATTCGGCTTTTGCTTTTTCAATTCACGGTAAAAACTATCAATAAAAAATGCCCAACGATCTGGGCATTTAAGAAGCGTTCTTTTTTAAGATTATTCTGCAGGTATAAAAGTAAAAGCTTCATCGAACAGCCGGTAAACCTCGGCGTAATTGCCGTCTTCAAAAGCCGTTTCGATGAGCGGGCGGGCAGTATCGATTACTTCGTCCGGCACATAGGCTATCGTGTCGTTGTTTACGTCGGTTATGACGACGTTGAAAGCATATGTCAGGTCGCGATAATATTCTCCTTCCGAGGTTATGACGTCAATACCGAGCATTTTCAGTGCCGGGATTTCATAATCCTTTTGCGACTCCAGGAAGGTTCTGGCAATATCTTTCGGAGTTTCATAATAAAGATTGTTTGACCAATGCGACTGCCATTTGATATTCACGGCATTTTGAACTATTTGCAAAGCCGTTAGATTAGGAACAATAGAGCGGAGCTTAACTCCTTCTGCAGGACGGATCGTGATCATTGCATTCGGGTCGAGCTGACCTTTGTCGATTTCCGTATGATTCGGGTCGCAGCTAAGCAGCAATCCGAAAATGAATAAGAGAGAAATTAATTTTTTCATTACAATTGAAATTAAAATAATGATTATAAAGGTATAAAATAAATTTTAATATCAGACGCTGGCCAATAAAAAAGCCTCCGTCTTCTCCTCAACCGAGTTCCTACGCTGCGGGTTGATTCGACTAAGGTGCATACACACCACGACAGAGGCTAATATAGCCAACTCGGTGTGTATGCACCTATTTTTTGTCGCAACGTAGGAATACAAATATATGAAAACAAAATAATAAATGAACAAAAAATACGAATTTTTTTATGAAAACACCAACCACATATTGCGGAGGGAAACTGACAATACTGAAATAATCACTTTCGACTATATTTCAGTATTCTTTTGTACAATTTGTTTTATATTTGTGTACTTTTTGTTTTTTCGATTATAATTCGAGTGCTTTTTTGCGGTATGCTTTTTTTATTTCTTCAGCTGTTGCTGTACGAGGTACCTCAAGTATTTCGTAATAATCTCTTTTTTCTGTCATAATTATTCACCCACAATTACCTTTGGGAAACGGATCACTTTATCGTTTAACGTGTATCCCTTTTGAACAAGATCTATTACTATTCCTTCCTGCGATTCTTCGGGAGCAGGAATGGTCCCAACCGCTTCAAATTTTTCAGGGTCGAAGGGTTGTCCTATTG